GTACAGAATGACGAATGACGCTGATATGGTAGGAACGGAGTTCACGCGCGAACAGGCCTTATCGGGGCTTAAGTCCGCCATTATTAATAATGCTTTAGTTAAAGCGAACAACTCTTCCGGTCTGCCAAACGGGGATGTTTTACACAAAGAACTTTTTGGTCAAACGAAGGGGGTTGATCCGTCTATTAAATTCTCTCTGGATGAGTTCTTGTTACAAAAAGGATTATCTACTGAAGATGAAATAGCTGGTTTACAAAAAGCTATTAAAACACTGCGAGGAGTAGAAGAGGCTTTTGCTTCCGGAGACTTTGAAAACGTATTGTTTAAAAACCCTAGTTTAGCCAAGTTGTTCTATGCTCGTATCGCAGGTGCTACTGCGGGCAGTGCTTTACAAAGCCAGATGATGCGTCTTTTAGGCCTTCCTCGAATGAGTGGCGGTTTGATAGCGGAACAAACAGGTTCTGAGGTTGTTCAGAAAGTATTATTGCGTGGTCCAGAGACTCAAACCATTAAAATTATGGTTGAGCTGTTTTCTAATCCAAAAGCATTAGCCGCGGCAATGAAAACAATTCAAACAAAAAAAGATTTAGACGGTGCAATGTCTGTATTGGAGAAAGCCTTTGCACCCCTAGCAAGGCAGGTAGGCCGAAGAATGCCGTTAGTTACCCGTTCTGCTACTGAAGAAGAAGAATACGTTCCTCCAGCACAACCGCTTCAACAACCTGTTTTACCGCCCCCGCAGGGCGCTTTGAATCCACCGCCTCCGACTCCCACTCGGAGCAGTGGACCTGCACCTAGTCCGGTCCAACAACAACCTGCCGCCGTTCAATCGGTATCACAGGGTTCAGGACCCGTTGACCGGGCTAGGTTTGCAGACCTTTTCCCCGAAGACCGAGAACTTCTTGGTATCGGCAGCTTGAGGGGAGGTCGTGAATCAGGGGGTATCGGCAGTTTAGCGTAGCCCCCCCCCTGTTACCTCAACCAGTTCCTAGTGTCTTCGCCTAGCACCTGACCCGCAATATCAACCTTACTGCGCAAGGCTTGCAGGATTTTCTCGTCAATCGTTCCCGGCGAAACTAGGTCAATGTACGTTACCTTATTGGTCTGACCAATCCGGTGCGCCCGGTCCTCTGACTGCAACCGTATCTCCAAGTCGTAACTGTTGCTGTAGTAGATGACAGTAGTAGCTGCCGTCAAAGTGATTCCATACCCCCCTGTTCTGGGCTGACCCACAAAAAACCGTAACGGGTTGGCGGGGTCTTGGAAATCGTTAACGATCTCCTGCCGCTCGTCTTGGGGCGTCTCCCCATAATAGGTTGCGACCGAATCGGGCCCGAAACGGTCGCGCAGGGTAGTTGCGATCTGTTGGATGTCGTGTGTGTACGTCGCCCAAATGATCGCTTTCCCCTGTAACTCGTCTGCCACGTCCAGAAGCGAATTTAGCCTGTTGTTCTTTATAGGCTGTATCTCCCCGTCGTCAGGCCTTAAATGCCCGCAGCAAATCTGTTGAAGGCGCATTATCTGAGTTAGCACACTGGCCGTAGTCGCCAGTTCGCCACTCGCCAGCTTGGCCAAAGCCAGCTTTTTCATCTGCGCGTATAATTTTTCCTGTTCAGGAGTCAGGTCCACGTCTCGCCGAAGGTACACCTTGGCGGGCAGATCGAGACAGTCCGCCTTCAGCACCCGGTTACTGAACCGATCTAACTTTAAAGACAGTTCGTCCAACCGCTGGTAGCCCGTGATTTGCTGAAAACTGCGGTGGCCCATGGTCCGTCGCTGGATGTTCGCGTACCGTGCTTGAAAAGCGTAGTAGGAATTAAACCCTAGCGACTTCTCTGCAAGAAAGCCGCACTGGCTGAACAGGTCCATCGGGCTTTTGGTAATAGGCGATCCCGTCAATATTCGACGGTACTTAGAGTGTTTCTGTAGGGCCATGATGGCCTTGGTCCTAGCCGCCTTGCGGTTCTTTATCGTAGTGGACTCGTCAACCACGACCATGTTTTCGGGGTTTTGATAGAGGAAAGCAGTGGCCGCGGTAGGACCCCTAGCACTGGAAAACGCTTCGACGTTCATGACAAAAATCTTTAAGGAGGGCTCCTTGTCCACAATAAAAGCCATAAGCTCCTCCTCGAAACGCTTGGTCTTAGAGGGGGTCCAGCGGCATATCGTACGAGGGATGCGTTTAGGCAGATGGATCGGTATCTCCCCCTTAACCCAGTTGTCGTACACTCCTTTGGGCGCTATGACCAACGCCGCTTTTAGCAGGCCCGCTTCATATAGCACCGCCATCGTATCGATAGCGACCTTTGACTTCCCCGTGCCCATTTCCATGAATAGCGCGTAGTGCTCAGCGGCCCACGAATCCTCTAGCGCCTCTCGTTGGTGACTATACGGGGTGGTCTCATAGTGATATCCCTGCATACTCGTCCTTTTCTTAAAACCACTTGACACGCGTAGTATATAAGATAATATCTGCATTTCGCAAGGCCCAAAAGGAGCCTTTAACCACGAAGGAGAAGTAGCATATGAGCAGTGACGAACTAGCAGAGTTGATGGAGGCCGACTTTGAGGACAACAAAAAAGCCACCTCCGTTGAACAGGTAGACCAGAAAGGCCTTACGTCGGTAGCCGGGTTGGCCCGCCTGATCCGAGACAAAGAAGTACAAATCGACTCCCTTGAGACATCCCTCAAGGAGTCTAAAAAAGCACTTCAGAAACTCACGGACGAGGAAATGCCCGCCATGCTGGCGGAAATCGGGATCTCCTCTTTTTCCCTCGACGACGGTTCTACCGTTGAGGTCAAACAGACGTATGGGGCGTCCATACTCGTCCAAAACCGCCCAACCGCTTTCGAGTGGCTGCGCGACCACCAGTACGACGACATTATTAAAAATACGGTCTTGTGCCAATTTGGCCGTGGTGAGGACGATCAGGCAAGTGCTTTTTCTGCGTTCGCAGAGACTCAGGGGTTCATACCCCAACAAAAAACTGAGATCCATCCACAAACGCTACGGGCTTTTGTGAAGGAGCGATGCGAGGCGGGAGAGGAGTTCCCCATGGAGTTGTTCGGGGCTTGGGTAGGTCAACGTGCCGTTATTAAGAGAGGAAAATAGAATATGTCATCAGAAAAATCAGTGGGCGTAAAGAAATCAACCGAAATGGCGGAATTTGATCCCTCCATGTTTGAGGCCGATGCTGGGCAGGGCGTGGAGAACATGGGGCAAGACGACTTGGCCCTTCCATTCCTCAAAGTTCTTTCAGGTAATGACCCTGTGCTGGACGAAAACGAGGTGGCTCGTAAAGGTGATATTTACAACACCGTGACCAGTTCAATCTATAAGGGCAAAGACGGCGTTCGAGTGATTCCGTGTGCCTACCAGCGTCGATTTATTCAATGGGCCCCCCGGGGCACAGGAGGCGGTGCCCCTACGGCGATGTACGAGCCGGGTGAAGTGCGCCCCGCAACGCAGCGTTCTGCCGACGACAACAAAGACTATGTTGCCGATGGTAGTGGGGAGTATATCGAGGAAACGCATCAGCACTTTGTGTTATTGGTCGGCGAAGAAGGCAGCGTCGAGACAGCTTTGATTGCAATGAAAAGTACCCAGCTCAAGAAGTCGCGTAAGTGGAACAGCATGATGGCGTCCCGGTCCATGCAAGGCTCTAACGGGCCGTTTACCCCGCCCCGCTTCTCTCATATTTACCACCTGAAAACGATCTCTGAGGAAAACTCTAAGGGGGCGTGGCACGGTTGGGAAATGTCGTGTGAAGGGGCTATCTCCGACGCGAGCCTATACGTCCGCGCTAAGGCCTTTGCCGAGAGCATTACCAGTGGAGACGTGGTCGTTAAGCACACAGAGGAGGAAAACTCGAACGGCCGTAAAGCACCGTTTTAAGGTATGAGGCGGGGCGTGGTGCCCCGCCCTTTTTTACGAAACGGGGCAGGCAATGTCGTTAGATAAATTCATGGGCATCTTTGAGGGCCTAAAAGTAGCGCACGGCTACTTCAAAATAGAAAAGACGGGGGCTAACGGCAAGGCCCAAGGCAAGGCGGGCGTTCTTCGCGAACCTCAAACTCCCCAGCTCTGGGAAAACCACTTGAGCGGTAAGGGCAGTGGTCTCGGGATCGTGCCCATCAATGAGGATAACAACTGTAAATGGGGCTGCATCGATATCGACCAGTACCCCCTAGATCACAAACTGCTGGTGGATAAAATCCGCCGCCTAAAATTACCCCTAGTCGTATGCCGCTCTAAGTCCGGGGGCGCTCATTGTTTTTTATTCGCCACCACGTGGACCGAAGCTAAAGACATGCAGAAAGCCCTACGGTCCATGGCCGCCGCACTGGGCTACGGCGAGAGCGAGATTTTCCCCAAACAGATAAAGCTCAATTTAGACAGGGGGGACGTGGGTAACTTCCTGAACCTCCCCTACTACAACCACGAGGAAGGGCTTCGATACGCATTTTTGGACGACGGCACCTCGGCCACGCTGGACGAGTTTTTGGCGCTGCACCAGCAATACGCTCAAACCCCGGAAGAGGTCGTCAAAACACAGGTCGTCGGGGTCGGCGAAACCAAGCTGCTTCAGGACGGACCTCCTTGTCTACAGATCCTCTGCAAGCAGGGCATTAGCGAAGGCGGCAGGAATAACGGTTTGTTCAATATCGGGGTCTATCTACGGAAGGCCTTCCCGGATAGCTGGGAGTCAGAAATCCTGCGGTTTAACATGGATTATATCTCTCCACCCTTGCCGCTCGGCGAGGTCAACGTTGTTGCCAAGCAGGTAGAGCGCAAAGATTACGCCTACAAATGCAACGACGCCCCGATTAATGCCCACTGCAACAAAGAACTTTGCCGGACCCGAAAGTTTGGGATTAGCGCGGTTGTTGCCGGGGCGTCCATCGCTAACCTGCGTAAGTACAACTCTACCCCACCGGTCTGGTTTATGGACGTGAACGGGGAACCGTTGGAGATGGACACTGACGCGCTGATGAATCAGTTGACCTTCCAGAAAGCCTGTATGGAGCAGCTCAACTTCATGCCAAGGTCAGTGGGAAAGCCTCAGTGGGAAAGCCGTATAAGCACCCTCCTGAACGAGATGAAGGAGAACGAGTCTGCCATCATAGAGGTGGCAGTTGATGCGAGCACAAGCGGACAGTTTTATGACTACCTCGAAGAGTTTTGCCGCCACCTACAGGTCGCACAGGACAAAGAAGAAATCCTGCTGCGGCGTCCTTGGACGGACGAGGAGCAGGGAATCACGTATTTCCGATTGAAGGACCTTGAGAATTTCCTGAAGAAAAACAAGTTCTTCGAGTATAAGTCGCACCGAATTGCTCAACGCCTACGGGATATTAACGGTTCTAGCGTGGTCCTTAAAATTAAGGGTCGAGCTGTTCGTGTATGGCAGATCCCATCCTTCAGGAAGTCCGACATTGATATCGACACCCCTAATTTGGGTGGCCAGCACAAGGCCCCTTTCTAATGGTGGTCGAGGAGCTGACTTTTAAGGAACACCGCAAGCGCCGTAACGCGACCATCGTCGAAATGATCGATGACGATCTCATGACGATGACGGCAGTCGCTAAATTGTTTTCTATATCTAGGCAGCGCGTTAAGCAGATTTACGATAGGGAGAAGGAGCAGACGAACCGTGTTTAGAATATTTGGACCACCGGGAACAGGCAAGACCACCACGCTATTGAACATGGTCGATGACGCCTTAGAAGCGGGCACACACCCGCACCGCATAGCTTTCCTAGCGTTTACTCGCAAAGCGGCCAACGAGGCCAAAGAACGAGCGGCTGAACGCTTCAACCTCAGCCCTAAAACAGACTTAATCCACTTCCGTACACTCCACTCCCTCGCCCTGACGATGACCGACATCCGGTCCGAACAGGTGATGCAGGAGGCCCACTTCAAGGAGCTGAGTGAGGCCATAGGAATCCCGCTCGGCCGCAAAAAAGTCGGGAGCTTCGACGACGACATCCCGTCCATGGTGGCCAGCAGCGATCCGATTCTCGGACTGATCAACCTCGCCCGTTTGAGGCGGGTGCCGCTTCGAGAACAGTACAACGACAGCAATCTCAGGAAGGACTGGAACACAGTTAACTA